GTGTTGTGGATGCGCTTCCCTTATATGCCGCTGGGTTTGGATGGCTAAGGACCTGAATTGTTATGTTGCAACGGAAGTTAGATCCAACGCCACCAGTTGCTGTAGGTGTAAGAACTGAGAATAGCTTCTTCATCCATAGAGAGTTGTCGTTTAGACCAAGTGCTACACCCTTAGAGAATGTAATAGGTGTGAACGATGATTGACCAGGTAACTGGTGCATGTTTGTGTTGTAGCCGCCTTCGCGGTATGCAATAGATTCTGTAGAAACTGTTAGGCCAGACATGGATACAAACCCAAGCTTTCCAAAGTTTTTACCAAAATCTGCTGCGGTGATTTTTACACCATCTCCTGTTGGCTCAAAAGTTACTACGAACTTAAAGTTACGAACTGGATCGGTGAGCATCTGACTAAGTGTATTTACCACTGCTGAGTTAGTTGGTGCGGGTGTTGTCATTTTTTATATCTCCTTTACGCTGATGCGTTTCCGGTTAGTTGTCCAAGCTTAATGACAACGAACTCTGCTGGGTATTCTAATGCGACGCCAACTTCAATGTTAACTCGGCCGGCTTGCATATCGGCAAAGCTAGTTGTAGTTTCGTCAACTGTTACAAAGAAAGCTTGGGTCTGGCTATTGCCACGAAGTCCGCCTTCTGACCAATATCCTAAAAGGAAATTGTTAAGCACTGTATGAAGACGACGCCACAAGAAAGTGTCGTTGTTCTCAAATACTGCAAATGCTGATAGATCTGTTAATTGAGTCGTAATGTACTGCAATGAACGTCTAACATTGATATAGCGATTGTTAGGTGTGTTATCTAGTGTGCGTCCACCCATAACAACAATGCCGGCGCCAGGGACGTTACGGATTGCGTTAATTGGATTACCGCGAGTGTTTAGCTCATCAAGCTCAGCATTTGTAAACAAATGCTCAGTTGATACTGCAAGTGCGATAGAATTTCCAAGACCGGCTGGAGTCTTAAAGACGCCACGGCTTGCGTCTGTAGCTAGGTACTGACCTACCATGATAGCACCAGGAGCCTGAGCACGTGTTACGCCAGGGATCTTGTTAGTATCAGGAATGTTTATCCAAGGGTAATACGCTGCAGTAATGTACTCTGCGCCAGGTCCGGCTGCTGCTGTAGCGTCTACTGAATCTTTAGCTGCTGTTGCTGATAGGCCTGATGGAGTATCAACTACAACAAATGAGTCTTGTCGTGAAAGCGCATAACTCATTGCGTCACCATGAATCAATGAAGTGTTTGTTTCGTCATACGCAGCGTCTGCTGCGTAGATAACTAGAGGATTTTGAATTGGATCAAATGAAGTCCATACCGCGCCGTACTGCGCACGTGTTGGTGTGGAACCATTAGCTCCACCAGCAAGTGCTGTTGGAGAAGTAGCTGTTGTGTAAGGTGTCTTTGTGACATCTAGTCCAGTAGCTGGGATATTGATTACTCCAGAACTTGAGTTGATTACTGAACGGAAAAAGTACTTATCAGTAGTGCTCATGCTTAGATCTGTCCAAGACTCCACAAGAGTTGTAACTCCGGTAGGAGAGGTGTAATAGACGTTAAGTCCAAAACGTGTTGAAACTCCGGCAGGAACTACTTGAACAGAATAGCTTTGTGACCAAGCACCAGCACTAAGTGCGTTAACAGCAAATACTTGGGCTGGGTTAATAACTACAGTAGCTGTAGCTGTGGCTCCTGTTACTGCAGTACCTGTAGCGGCACTTGTAATAGTAAACTGAGTAGCTGAGCGAGTAACGATTGTAGCATTTGTGATATTAAATGTTGATGTAGAAAGGCCAGTAATAGATACTGTCTGTCCTACTGTAAAGCTGTTTGACGCTGTATAAGTGATTTTAGCGCTTACAGCTGTAGCTGTAGCTGTAGCTCCAGTAACCGCTGTACCTGTTGCCGCGTTAGTTACAGTAAATGTTGATGAAGTTGCTGTAGCAATTGTTACTGCAGATAAGTTAAAAGCAGTTGTAGACAAGCCTGAGATGCTTACTGACTGTCCTGCTTCAAATGTGTTAGTTGCTGTGTAAGTAACTGTTCCACTAGCTGCAGATGCAGCTGTAACAGTAGCTGTTGTTGCTTGAGCAGTTGCTGCAGTGACTGTAGCAACCACATTTGATGCTGTTGCTGAGTCATTAACAGATACTGTTCCGACAAGAGCGTTGTCACCTAGAACACGACGTACATATAGATTGCGGCCACCATTAGCATAAAAGTTATAGGCAGCCCAAGTTGTTGGGTAGGAATCGTTTAATCCACCAAATGTCTTTACAAAATCGCTCCAGCTTGAAACCAACACTGGCGCTGCAGATGGACCCTGTGCTAAAGCACCGGTCATTGCACCTACAGCGTTGCTTGTATCAGGCAACTGAATAGTTTGTGGTAAAGCCACTTCTTGAACATAGACTCCCGGGCGACTGTATGTTGCCATTTGGGTTTACTCCTTAGGGTTAGGTTGTTTTCTTAGTGTAGGTATTATGACGATATTGTGGGGAGATTATACATTTCTGTATGCATAGTTATTGTAGGGTCTTGAGTTACCGTGTACACCTGAGCAAGTAGATCAGGGAATATCTCGGCACTTATCTTTATATTATAGACATTGCTGAATAGGCGCTTGCCGCCTTCAGTGGTATCTCTTTTTGAGAACCCCAACATATCCAGACGACGGGCTGTGCCGTCTTCAGGAATATCGAGTTGCCCAAATCTAAATGGCAATCTGCCTACGCTAAATAAAGCCGCAGCAATTTGCCGGTCATGACGTGGTTGACGTGCCCAAGTAGAGACTTGATAGTACAGGTCAACTGGGGTTGGAAAGTTAGTTATTTTGTTAATGCGGCCATCTACCGCAGTTACGCCAAGACCTTCTGGGATGTACGTAAGTTGAACTGCGCCTTGGTGAGCCCTAGTGGTATCTTCACGCACAGAGATAAGGTCAATAGTAATATATGGGTAGGTCTGCTGACGAATTTCTTTGTCAGGCTGACCGTAGTATACGGCAACAGGGCGTGCAGAATTACCTGCATCAGACACTGTAATGCCTTGTAGCATAGTCTTAAGGGCGGCGTCTTCATTGATTAAAAATGGCATTATCGATGCTCCAACATAAAGTTACGGAGCATACCTAGTCCGCCACTTGCACGGTTGTCATTTTCTAAAGTAGATACTTCATCTTTAACAGCATCAGGAATGATGATAGGGTGGTGGCCATCTTCGTATTTGACCTTTAATTGCTTAATTATCTCAATTGGCCAAGTAGAGTTTTCTTCTGCATACTTGTGCAGTTCTTTGGTATACGGCTTTACAGCCTGCTTCTTTTTGTACTCTAGGTACCTATGTAGTTCGTCTAGAACTGATGGCTCACGCATTTTTACCGAGCCAATTCGCAATGATATAGCCTGCAACTAAACCAGCGATAACTTTCTTACCGCCATCATTGTTTAGATTAGAAACACCACGAATGAACTCTTGTTTATCGGCATCAGTCTCCTGACGGAGCAGCCGTTGAGCTAAATAAATCATCAATTCCTCCATAGGAAGGCGCAGGTTATTGCAAGCAGGGTTCCGGATTTCTCCGGCGTTAATAGCAATCATAAACGAAAAAACCCCCTTACGGGGGTTAAATCGCTACTTCTTTTTAATCTTCTTAATGATCTTTTTGTCCATCTTAGCGTCATCCTCTTGGGATTTAGGCTTGCGGTGTTTTTCATCCGCCTTCTTAAACTTCTTCTTTTGAGCCGGGGTTAGACCCTTCATGTCCTTGGCATCCTGCTTCTTGTCGGACTTCTCGGTGTACTTAGCCACTACATGCCAGTCTTTCTATTCATAGAGGTCTTCTTTGTTGGGGCTTTCTTTACATCTTTCTTAATCATCTTACCCTTATGAGGGCCTTTGCCATACTTTGGGTGAGTCTTATCTTTTTGCCCACAGCCGCATGTAGCGCACATTATTTCTTACCTTTCGTTTGGTTATTATAGAGTAGTTTCATCAAAAGCGCGGTAATTTGCATAGCGTTGGAACTGGCTGTCATTAACTAGCTCTTCGGCATTGACCTGCTCACAGCTAATCTGAACTAGAGTATATTTGTCCTTAATAATACCCTGAAGGCTTATTTGTGTTGGGCTAAACACTTGGTTCCTAAATACGATACGATCCCGCAGATAGGCATCTGGATTAACCTCTATAGTAGATAGCTGGCGGGCGTTAGAAGCATTTGCGCCATAAAAATTAAGGTGGTTTTGAACCACATCTACGTTAATAGTAACTGTCATTATATCTGTGTTATAGAAACCACGGTCATTTTGAACAGATACGCCTTGCTGTATACGTGCGTTAACCACAGGTATTGTAAATGGGGTTTTCCATTTACGACCACCAGATATGGAAGATGAGCCAACATCGTATATAGGATCTAGTTGACTACTAGCTGAGTCATAGATCCACCAGTCGACGTTAGTACCGACAGTCTGTACAAGTTCAGCTGTAGTACCAGAAACGCTTGATCCGCGTTCGTACTGTATGTTGAACCGACCCTCTTTGTTGTCTCCCCGCATAGGTTTACTCCGTAGGTGTAGTTGGTTCTAAGATCCTTGAAAATGCTTTTGTATCTGGGTTATAGGTATCTCCAGGAAACACCATCTTGTTCTCATTAAAGAGATCTGTAACGTCTACTGTTACTGGATCGCTTAAAAATATAGCGCCTAAACGATCATCTGTATGTAGGACGTCTACCACTTGATTATCAATAACAAAAGCTATTTTAACTGGTGGGGTTGCTGGCTGTTGGTTTGTTGTCATTGTTCTTCCTTATAAGAGACTCGGACTTGTTCCCATTTGTGTAGTGGACATGATGCATTTGGTAGCTTTGTCTTTGCCGACATGAAGCAACCACATTCTTTACAGTTTCCTGTAGGCAATAGCTCTGGACATGCTTTGCAAATAGCATAGCGATCCGCGGCCACTGTTTCAGGAACTCTACCAAGATTTTTATTAAAAAGGTCCCACGGACGTGCAGGACGGTCGTACGGATCAGCCATGGTATATCTCCCTCGTTAATACTATTCTACCACGTTTTGCAAGTCTAACGGAATCGAATTAAAGTTATCTACTGTACTAGCTTGATTGGCTGTTCCCGAGTACGCCTTTATAATACCGAAGCCGTTACCCTTAGTCCCTGTGTTTGTTGCGGTAACGGCCCCCAAAGAGGTAGAGCCATTATATGGGGTAACTGTTGCTGTGTTGCCCTCTGTAGACACTTGAATACTTGTAGGCTGAGAAGCCAACGCGCTTGAGGTGCTAGAAACCGTGTAGGCAGTACCACTGGCAGTAGAGTAGATAATTTGTAAATAATAATTGTTAGTAACATACCCACCGCTGCAGGTCTGGCAAGTAGACCCATAAGAGTCGCAGTTAGGGTACGTACCGCCACTAACAAATGCTGTAGTACT